CAGGAGAGAGACGCTGCGTCGCCATACACGCCATTGATCAGGAAGTCCGTGACCTTGGTGACGCCGGGAATGGCATAGGCCCAGCCGGCGATCTGCGACCATTCCAGGTCATTGCCGAGCCCGAGCGAATTGATCTGGGTGGCGACCTCGGCGCCGACTTGCGCCAGCACCGTGTTGTGGTCATAGGTCGGCGCGGTGGCGACGATCATCGAGACGTTGGCGAGGATCTTGGACGGCGCGAATACCGCGCACTGAATGCCCAGCGGGCGCACGGCCTGCGCGGCGTTCATGATCAGGCTCAGGAAGGCTCCAGTCGGCGTGCCACTGCCATCGTCGGCGACGACGAAGAAGAAGCCCGGCCGATAGGAGCCATCGAGATTGTAGCCCTCCGTCAGCGCATACTGCACTTCAGGCTCGACCCCGAGGATCGAGGCGTTCAGGCCATAGATGTCGCCACGCGACAGGCCAAGGATATAAGCGTTGAAACGCGCCTTCAGCGCTGAATCGCTCTCCTGGTCGAAGCCGTTGGTGAAGGCGGCAATATTCATCACCGTGTCGATGCCGGTGATGGGCGAGGTCATCACCGAGATCGCACCGGCCGCGACATTGCCGCTTGATCCAGCCACCGCGGCCTGCACGGGCACCACGAGGGATGCGACGTTGGCAGCCAGCGTGTAGCCGTTCAGGGTCGGCGAATAGTTCGGATTGGTGGAATCGCTGATCACGGCAAACGTCGTATTGCTGCCGTCGCTGGTGCGCGCGGTGGCACCGACCGGAATGAAGCAGGTCGATGGCGATGCCGTGAAGCGCGAGAATGTCACCGAGCCGGAGGCCGCCTGTGCGCCAAGACGAGGCGAGGATACGCCGTTGGCCGTGCCGATGGTCGGCATAAAATCTGCCGTAAACGTATCGACGTCCACGCCGGTTGCAGTCGACAAGCGCATGGCCTGCAACAGCTGCAGGACAAGAGCTTGAAACCACATAAAAAGCCCGGCGAAACCTTCGACAATCGCGCGTAAGGTCGAGCCGGTCGAGAAATTGATCAGCTTTGCGGCGCGGCCTTGGATTCCGGCGATCGTATTGGACACGACCGTGGGGAATGACTGCGTCGGGAGCGTGCTCATTCAGTCCCTCAAGCCGTGATCTGGAAGCTGACCGACGTGCCGGTCTTCGCGTCGAAATACTGGATGCTGATGACGCAGATGCCGCCGTCCAGCTCGCTCACACTCAGCTGTGCCGGTGGCGAGGGCGCAACAGACGCCTCCAGCGCAAGCTGCGCGCTGCAAACGGCCTGGATCGCGGAGACGGACAGCACCGAGCCCACCTTCTGAGGCAGGCCGGCGCCATATTCAGCGTGAAAAATGTAGCCCTGTGTGGCTGTAAAAAGTCGGCGCTCGAGGCGCTGGCGCACTTCGTCGTCACCATCCACCACCAGAAGATCGCCGGTGCCGTCAGGCTCAAAATCGTCGTGCCATTCAAGGGAGACGTCGGCCATATCACCATCCGGTCGTGGCGTCGAAGCTGATTGCGTCGGCGGTATGCGTGAGCGCCGCGAGGGCGATCTGCTTCTGGCTACGCGTGAGCGCCTTGGCGTTGCGCTGTGCATAGATCGCGGCCAGCACGACGAACTGGTCGGCGAGCGTGAAGGCGGGATAGCTGTTGGCGCCGACTGGCAGCATCTGGACGGATGCCGATAGTGCTGCGATGGCCGATGCCGCCGTATAGGTGACGGTCGGCTCCGAGAAAGACGAGGCTGGAGTCGTCGCCGTCGGAACGGGAATCGAGGCCGTCCCGATCAGATAGGTCCAGTTGGCGGTGATGCCCGTCGCGATGGTCGACGTGTAACTGTTGAGCGCGCTGATGAGGGCGGCCTGGTCCGAATTGAATCCGGCCGCGACCGATGCGAGCCCGGTCTCCAGCGTATTCACCGCTGTGATCAGGGTGGCCACAGCCGCAAGCCACGATGAGCCAAGCGTGGCTTCATCTGCGGCGAAGGAATAGCTTCCGAGCGACGTCGTCACCGTGACCGGCACCTGTCGCTTGCTGGTCCAGATGGCGTCAATCAGGCTGCCCTTGACTGCCTGTGCCTGCGCCAGCGTGAGCGCGGGCGATCCTGCGGCCGCGCCCGTCATCCAGGCGTTGATGCAGGTCTGATAGGGCGACGGATCGGTGAAGGTCTCCGGGATGGCAAGGCGATCGTTATAGGTGACCTGGCCGGAATTGCTGCCGCCATCCCACTGCACGAAGTTGACATTAGCCGGGAGCAGTCCAACCGCGAGTGTCTGCTTGATGCCTGCCAAGTAGACGACCAGTTTGGTCTGGTCGATCAGAAGCTTGAAGGTCATCGCTTACCCAGTGATCTGGAATGGCGGGAGTTCCGGGCCGCCGCCGTTGAACTTGATCGGACTGCCGTTGAGATCCATCTCGGATGCGGCCGTCACGGTGACCTTGCCGCCGGCGCTGACGGTGATGTCAGAGTCGCTGCGCACCGAGATCGTGTCAGTGGCATGCGCCGAGAATTTCTTGCAGTTGAGAGAGACGTTGCCGTTACCGTCCATCACCAAGGTCGCGCCGTTGCCGTCGGTGATGGTGATCGAGCCGTCCTTCTTGAAGTAGAACTGCTGGCCCGAGCCGCCCTGCCCGCTATCGGCTTGATCGCTGTCGTCGCCGGAAGCACTGTCGTCGGTGTCATCGCCGAGACCGGACTGGCCCTTCGACTTCTTGAACTTCGCCCAGATCACAAACTCGCCGGACTCGACCTTCGGTGGCTTGTCGGCGTCGGAATGGACTCGCTGGACAATCTTGCAGGACCCGATATCGCCCTCCTGCATCCGGACGATGACCTGGTCGCCGCTATTCTTGCCGTCGCCTGGCTGCAGGCCGTGTGCGATACCATAGGAATCGCCGATGGCCCCCGTCTCGATCGGCAGCCAGCCGGTCTCAGTCCCCTCCGGCATCAGCATGACTTTGGCGAGATACTTGCCTGGATCGTAGCTAGTCACGATGGCGTGGCGCTCGTGGAATCGGTTAGTGCCAAGCTGTCCGTTGCCGCCGCCGAGGTAGAGGTCGACCGCCCGGATTACCGCGCTATCCAAATCGCTCACGAGGCCTCCCTGCCTTCGCCGGCGGATCGCGCCGTGATGTGCGTGCGATATCCGCCCATGCCGAAATCGTGCTGCACGTTCTCGATATCGAAGGTCTGGTCGAAGTCGCTACCGCTGACCGACAGGCCCATGCCTGCCGATACCGACGGATCGCCGACCACAGTCGCGCTGACCGTAAATTCGTGGCGTGTCTTCTCAGTCGCTTCCGACTTGGCGTGGCGTTGAGCGCGGTCCTGGTCGATCGTCGGCACCTGATAGTTGAAGGTTCGCGCCGGTCCCGCGCCGCCGACGTTCGAGGTGTATTGGAAAATCTGCCGTTTCTTCGGGTGCCAGCCCTTCACCGTCACCGCATGCGGGCGCGCGGCTTGCAGGTTGCGACGGATCTTCAGCTCGAGGCAGTCAGATCGGATCGGCTGGCTATCCTGGCTGATGGAGACAGAATAGGACCCCAGCTGATCGCCGTAAGGCACGTAGTGAAACGTCCCGTTCGGGTCCACCCACCAGCGCGCGCCGTCGATGCGCGCCATTTCGCGGATGATGCGATCGAAAGAATTGTTCTCCGACAGCTGGACGTAGTCCTGCTGTAGCTGTTTGCCGGCCTGCACGGCGCTCCCGGTCACATTGCCGGAGAGCCCAGCCCGGCCGATCAGATCCTGCACGATCTCGCTCGGCTTCTTGTTCAGCCACTTCTCGGACGTGATGCTCTCGTGCAATTTTGATGACTTGTCGCGACCCGCAAAGCGTATAACCCGCTCGGGAATATAGCCGAAGTCGACATCATCGAGCGCGCCCGTGATCAAGGTCGCGCGCTGACCGCGCGCCATGACCGTGATGGTGGCCTCCGCGCCGTTGTCGACGCCAGCGAAGAACGCGCGCGCGCCAGGCCAGGACATGGGGATGACGCCTGAAAAGCTTGATGTCTTGCGGTGCGCGCTCTGCGACACGTTGCCGTGTTCGATCGGCCAGCTGCTGCCGCCGACCGACAGCCATGCGGCATGCGGCCCGACGCCGAAGGAAATGGCCATATCAGAGCCCGAGGATTCCAGTCTGCGTGCCGCTCGGGAACACCGGCGGAATGAGGATGTTGGCCGCTCCCGACACCCAAGGGTCGATCAGGCCATTGAGTTGCGCGATCGCAACCCACTGCAGCGGATCGCCGGTCTCAGCCATCGCAATCCGGAACAGCGAGTCGTCCGATACGCTGATGGTCTTGGCCGGGATCGTTCCTGCGATGAAGTTGCTCATGCCAGCTGATCCAGGTTGGCCAGCACGCGGCCGGTTACGCCGCGCATCAGGGACAGGCTCGCTTGATCGCCCGCCGCCTCGACGAGGCTATTGATTCCAGCAACGATGACCTGCGGATCGACAGGCGCCGACCATGTGTCGATGATGCCGGTTGCTGTCAGCGCCGCCTGGATATCGGAGACCAGGTTCTCGGCATTGAGTTGTAGCGCCTTCACGGTCGCGGATGACGCCCGCGAGAGCGGATTGGCCGCAGCGATCTGCGCCTGCAAGGCAGCCTGCTCGCTGATGATATTGGCAGGAACGGTCATAGCGGGATTGTCCCCTGTGCGAGCGCTGTGGCCGGATCTGACGGCACGCCCTGGCTCGCCGTCACTGACGTCGCCATGTCACCGCCGACCAGGTCATCGATGCCGCCGCCGGCGCTCAGTGTCAGATCGCCGAGCGCGGGGTTTTGGGAGACGGTGCAGACCACGAAATACTCGACCCAATTCGGGTATCGGTTGATCCGTGGCGAGAACTTGGCAATGACGACCTGCCGGGTCTGGCCGCCGAAGATCAGGGGCACCACCTGGCCCGCAGCGCGGATGCCGTCGAGCGCAGTGGCCGATGCATATGCGTCGGCGCCGAAGAATTGTCCCTCGAAGGCGATATCGTCATCGTCCGGCCCCAGCGTGTCGATGACGCGCGAGCCGCCCGGCAGCTTGTGCACCACCATCATCTGGTTGCCGCCGAAGGGAACGCGGCGCGGCGTCGAGAATGCGTCGAAAGTGATGCCGGCGAGGCTCAGGATGTCCGTCGGCATCGGCTATGGTCCATAAAATTGCGAGTAATCGGAGGTTGTCGGATGTTCCGCGTCGCGTGCCTGCTGTTCCGAAACAGCCTGCGCCACGGTCTTGCCGTCGATGTTGAGGTTCAGGTGGATGGTGGGCGTCTGCTGCTTTTTCAGGTCCTCGATGCGCCGCTCGTAGCGATCGCCGGGGCGTTCGCCTTTCTTGAGGGCGTCAATATCCTTGGTCGCCCCGAGCACGCCACCCAAGACACCGCCCGCCGCGGCCCCTGCAAGCGTGCCCACACCTGGCACGGCACTACCGACAAGGCCGCCTGCTCCGGCGCCCAAAAGCGCGGCCCCTCCAACCTTGCCGTCGCCCTTCGGTCCAGGCAGTATTTTTTCGATGCCTTCGACCAACCCCTTGAACGTCGACAACGCGACGTTGACGCTCGGCAGAATATGCGCGCCGAGATCCATCATCAGGTTGTTGAACTCGCCCATCGCCGTGCGCGATTGCTGCACTGTCGAATTGTCGAGATAGGCCTGCCCGAAGGTATTGTAGCGGCCCGCCCACTCCGGCGAGGCCTTCATCTGCTGCAGGTTCTTGACCTGCTCGTAGACGGCATTGTCGGCCAGCACGGCCATGCCGCCGGAGCCTTGTGCACCGAACAGCTTCCGCTCGACGCCGATGCGCTCGGCCATCGGGATCTTTTCCAAGCCCTCGTGCGCGATCTGAAGCATCTTCAGCACGTCGCCGTGCCCGTTCGTGAACCAGGTCGGGTTGCCCTTGTCGTCGAGGAGGCCGATGCGCTTCAGCAGTTCATCGTGATGCTCGGCCTTCTTTTCACTCTCGAAGATGGCCGTGCCGGGCATCGCCCGCACCGTCATTTCGCGGAGCCAGGTGCCGGACTTGGTATTCTTGATGCCGGCGCGCGTCAGAGCGGTGCCGAGCAACAGCGTATCCATCGCGTCGATGTTGAGGCCGGACTGCAGGATCGGCACCGCGTAGCCGGCGGCACGCTCCATCGATTCCAGCGATGACGGGTTGGAAATCGAGAGGAACGCGAAGTCCTTGGCGAGCTTCTTGACCGAGTCCGCGTCATAGGCCTTGGTCATGTGCGCCAGACCGATCAGCGCCGACATGGCCTCCTTTGGACTTCCGCCCTTGAGCCGCGCTTCCGTGGTCGCCGCCTTCAACATTTCCGGCAGGACGTCAAGGCCCTGGCCGCCACCGGTACCATCCGTGCCCTGGAACAGGCGAATTTCCTGCGTCGCGGCTTCCGCAATGTCGTGCAGGCCATAACCTGACGTGCGGATGCCTTCTTGGAGCATCTTGCGAATGCGGTCGCGGTTGGTGTCGTTGTACTCGAGGCCGGCGTGATACATGATCTGGAAGACAGTGTCTTCCATCTGCGCGGCTTCATAGACGGCATAACCGCCGAGACCCGCCGCCGCCATTGCGCCGCCGCGGGTGTTGATGTGGCCGCCGCCGGGGATTGCAATGCCTGGTCCGCCGATATGTGCGCCGCCAGCACCACCGCGTGCACCACGGTGCCCCCGTGCGGCCGCTGCCGTGGTCGCCGCACCTCCGCCACCGCCACCGCCACCGCGGATGGCACGGGCAGATGCCGATTGAGCGTTGCCGATCGCCATGCGGGCCGCGGCGGCATTCGCCGCCACATCGCCCCAAGCGACCGCAAGCCGGCCCGTCTCGGCAATGGCGGTGCCCATCGCACCGCTGTTCAGCCCCTTCGACAACTCGGCCAGGTTCTTCTTGGCAGCGTTGATCGCCTTGTTGAGGTCGCGCACTTCCTTCAGGATCGCCGACAAGGCCGGGGTGGCCTCGTTGATGATCTTGAAGACTGCGCCGACTTCAAAGCTGGTGATCATTTGAAGAGGGCCTTACCTGTGAGAACGGAGACCGCGATCTCGCCGAAGACGTCACCTGCATAGGGCATTGCCCGCTGCATCGCGGGCATCAACACCGTGCGCGGCGGGATCTTCACCGTTCCCATTTCCTGGAACAGTGCGACCTTGTCCTCCGACCCAACGACGACGGCCAACTCGGCCGGCACCAGCTCGGTCTTGTAGGACTCGGCCATCTCGCCCGTTCGCTTGAGGGGCGACGGAACAGGAAAGCCCTTCTTTTCCTTATCGAGCAACGTCGATGCCGCGAGTGGTGCCCAATGCGGTTGATCGTGGCCCGGTAGTTCGGCCGCGATCGACTGTGCGAGGTGGCCGACCTTCTCCAGGCCGATCTCGAGGCGTGGCACGAGTGTCTTCAATCCGCGCGAGAGCATGGACTCGAGCTCTTTCAGGTCCATCATTTGCGTGGATTCCATTGCATCGTGGTCCAGTTGAAGGACCCGCCGTTGTTCTCACCGTGCGCGACAAGCCACGCGATGATGAACCCATCATCCGCCGCAAACGCCGTATCGAATGGTAGTACGCCGCCTGCTGCTGCGACCCTGATCTTGAAATCGGGCCGCTTGCTCAGTTTTTTGCGGCTTCTCCCTCAGCCTTGGCATCATCCTCGGCCGTGGCATTCATGGCTTTCAGCGCCTCGCCGGCGGCAGCAATCCCGTCAAAGTCGAGTTGCTGGATGACGAACTGGATATCCTTTTCGCTGGTCGGCAGCGGAAATTCGGTGGTGTTGATCTTGCGGACGGTCGCCGCCATCATGGCGAAGTCGAGCGCGGACTGGTTTTCCGCCGCAGGCCCCAAAACCTTGATCAGGTTGTAGTACTGCAGCGCATCCAGCTGGCTGACGGCAATCAGCCGCCCGCGCGCGTCAGTCGCGGAGCCCTCTTTTTTGGCCCGTTTGGCCAGCGTTTGGGTGGGACTGGTCTCTTTTCCTTTGGTCATGGTTGTCCTATGTTAAGCCGCTACCGAGAATGGAGTTTTGATGACGACATTCGTGTACGTGATCTCTGGCGACCATGGCCGCCAGAAGATCGGCATGACCGATGACCCGCCGCGCCGGATCAGGGAATTGCAGACCGGATCGCCTTACGCGCTGAAATTCGAGTTCGTCGGCGAGACCGAGAACGAGGGTGCCGGCCCGGTCGAAGTTGAGGCACATTTCATGCTCAACCCGCACAAGTCGCCGGGCGGCGATGAATGGTTCACCGTGCCTCCCGATGTCGCGATCACCGCCGTGATGGCGTCGGCACACCGTCTCGGCTACCGCATCAAACCGGTCGACCCCGATGCCCTCAAGGATAAGAGCTATCGCATGGTGCAGCGGCTTTCATCAGAGGCAGGATGGGCAATCTGGCTGATCGGCATGCTTGTCTTTTTCGGCATCGTGGCGAAGATCGCCCATGCCGGCGCAGGCGAATTGCGATGCGACAGTCCCGGCGTGGCTCAAATCATCGTGCGCGATCTGATTTCCAAAGACCCGAGCGCGCAAGAACTGGGCCTTGAGGTCAGCGCGGTCCGGCTTATGGGCATCGGCGCGGACGGCCGCTGCATCGTATGGGTCGAAACCAATCGCGATGTCGCAATCAAATATCTGTTTGGCTATGACCATGGCGAGGCCAGCCTCGATATGGTCGATATGATGGCCCGCTAGAGCGGATCAGTATCCGGGTTGAAGGGCCGCGTGGCCTGCTGCGTCTCTTGCTGG